GGAGTACGAATATCTTGGCTCTCATTACTAGGGCTTTTTTGACTTTCTACTTTTTCACGTATTGACTTTATGTCATCTTTGTGCTTAGTATACCTACACCCAAAGCAAAAGAAGTGATCATCATACTCAGCTAAATTGTCCTTACTACCACACTTTGGACAAGGCAGATGTCTAATGAATTGTGCCATAACTTCTCCTAAATTCCACTAACTTCTGGGATCTCCTCCGATTCAATGGAAACTACTGTCTCTAAATCTTTACGGGCAGTGCTCGGGACGTCGTCCCTCACAGTGAAATAACAGTCACTACAAAGATCTAGGTAGACTCCGTGACTATCTTTACGAGTAGCTTCGTAGTCACTTAATTCACAATCACACGCTTGACATCTCATGATGCACAATCTCCACATGAAGGTTGAAATTCAAATCGTTTTTGTTCTACATACTGAAATAGAATTGAGAGTAGTTCAGCATCATTTACATAATGCATAGCTAATATTTTATCTAATTCATCAAGTATTTCTAATGCGTCATCCATTTAATTCTCCTTTTAGAAACAAGTAGTGTTACAGTTGCCAAAGCTATCACAACAAGTAGTACACATTACTGTTCTACCATTAATCATATAGGTATGTGATGAACATGCCGCATATGCTGTTATTGATACTACTACTAATGCTAAACCTACTAATATTTTATTCATTTGCATACTCCTTAAAAGTTTGTGTATATTTCTCTAACGTAGTGCCTACAAGACCTGGTGCAGTATTGACCTCGAAGACAAAGACTTTGTTGTCACGTTCTCGATAACCAATGTCGACTGCACCGAAGTCTAGTCCTAGAATCTTTACAGCCTTGATAGCTGCTTGCTCTAGTTCAGCAGGGTAGTTAATGTCAGCACGAGCGTAGACATAACCATTAGAGTGATTACGAATACCAGTGTCACCACCAGTCCACCCTATTCTACGTTTCTTCTGCTGAACATCTATGACCGACTCTCTGAATACATGAACACGATACTCATACTTGTGTTTAGTAGCCCTAGTATATAGAGGAGCAGTCACTAACGAATCTACCTCTGACGCTATAACTATACCACCACCGCTGTGACTTGTCAAGGATGTTCGACAATATACTTTATCTCCACTCTCAATCCACCCTTTGGCTTCTTCTATCCAAGCAGTCCAATCAGGAACATCATCAAACCCTGCCCCTGTCAGCTTAGTGAATGTCTTAAGCTTGTTACATGCCAGTGCAATAGCACTGTGCTTATTGAGATCAGTCTCAACATAAGGCATACTCTCAGACAGACGAGAGTTGCCCCAGTTAATAA